CCATGCTCTTTTTTGCTCTTAAATTTAGTAAATAAATTTTTTAAATTAACTATTGACTTTTACTAGCTGGTCTTATATATCTAATCCTGCAAATACATTTTCTTTTTTAACCGTAATTTCATCACTACCGGACTCTGCCTGTTTTGATATACCCCTTGATTTTTCAACAGCTTCAATTCTTTCATTCACTGGCTTTAGTGCATCCTCTATAACTGCCTTTATTATCTCAGATGTATCTTCTGTATCTTCTTTTTTAGTAGATGTCGCTGCTGCATTTAACGCCTTACCACAGCTTGAACAAAACTTATCTTCTGGTTTTACTGCTGCCTTACAACTTGGACATGTAGTAGAATCCTCCTTTTCAATTTTATCCAATCTTTCAGTAATAGGTTTCAAGCTCTCATTTAAAGCTGATTTCATTATTTCAGTTACATCCTCTTTTTTCACTTCTCCATCTCCCCCTTCTGTTTCTGTAGATACTTCATCTACTACTAATTGAAGTGCTGTTATGGCACCTTTAATATTATCAAGCCTCGCTGTGGATATTTTTTTTCCTGCTTTTTCAATAGGCTCACCTTTTAATTGATCTGCACATTTTTTAATGCCAACTTGATCCAATTGATTCAATACATAATTTTTAAAAGAATCAATCTGTGTACCTATTTGGCTTTTTTTATCTGTTATAGTATCATCAGCCAATATATTGTACATGACTGTCCTTAAAGTCCATCTAGCATTATCGAGGTTATCTGATACGTCTTGTGCAGCTATAGCTCCAGCAAAATCTGTCGGTGGCTTTGGCTTATCAGCCTTTTGCACTATATTTTTTCCTGTAAAAAATGATTTTACCACATTAAAAAAGCCCTTAACCTCATCATTTGAATCATTGGTTTCAGGCATATAATCGTCACTTTTATAAATCTGTATTTTCTGTTTATTAGCTCCCTTTTTTACAAGAGATATAAAGTTAATATCCATATCAGTCATTCTCGGCACTTCCTTCACCTCCTTCTTTAGGCTTTACATAAACGGCAGTACCACCAATACTAAAACCTGTTATATCTCCTTTTAGAACTTGCTGCCATGTCGAATCATCTGTAACTTCCACTGCAGCACACCAGTCATCAGCTTTAGCATTTATATCAGGAATATCCGTTTTAGCTATATAATTTTCTACTACAAAACCATAGCCGCCTTTTTCATTATGGCTCTTGTCAACTCCCGCCTTAGCTATAGACTGAGTTAAAGCCAACTTTTTACTCAAAGTATGACATGCCTTTTTTACATCTTCTACGGTTGCCCAATCCCCTTGGGTATCAACATAATCCTCTGGAGTGCCATCTTCCTTGAATACTTTTGATGGTCTATATACGACCCCTTCAACTATATGATTTTGCTCATCTACTTTAGCTATTTTTACTTCGAAGTTTTTAGCTGGCATCATTTACCACCTCATTTTACTATTATCTTTTACAAGCTGTTCACACATTCTTATTGCTACTTCCTTTGTAATCTCTTCTAAGGAAAAATCCTTTATATTTTTTTCCTGTAATATAGGCACCTCATCCATAGTTATATCTACCTCCTCAGGTATCAATTTCAACTCTATAGATGGTATTATGCCTGCTCCTCCTACAATTTTTACTCCTTTCACCCTATCTGATATATCAAGATCACCGATAATAACCTTAGGATGCATTGCACCATCCTTTAAAGATAGATTAATTGCTATTTTCTCATCACAATTTTTAAACAAATCCACTAGTATATTCCCACCTTTCTAAAATATTTTATAGAATATAATGTAAGCCAAAACACTTGCTATTAAACTCATATATCCAATAAGAAACAGTATACTTCCTATAGCTTGTAAATCCTCTGTAACCTCATCATATACCTTATTCGTTAACCTTTGGAAGTTTTTCTTTGAAAACCCCCAATAAAATATATGTCCTATGGCTATAACAACACAACTTAATATAAAGAAAAAAATAATTACTCCCACTCATTTTCCTCCTTCCTACTAATCTAAACTTTCACCTTGAAATATTGGTACCATAGTACATCTGCAATGAATCACTTCTTTCGCCGAAGCACCTAATGAACTGTCCCCAGGAAACATAAGCTTATACCCACCAACATTAAAAGGTTCATCTAATTTCTTCTTTTGCCCATTAGCTGCCGCATGGTCTGGCCTTGTCCTACCGTCATGAGATGAAAGCCATTGTTTACCTATTACAAAATCACTCTGGTTATAGCTTTCAAATTCTCCAGCATTACTTGCTGCTATGGTTTCAGTTCGCGCTACTCTTATAGCTCTGTTCCTATCAAATGCAGGTAATTTATCAAGTCTATCGGCCAACTCATCTATAGTCTCTCCTGCTTCATATCCTTCTTTTATAGCATTTACTACAGCATCATGCGTTGTCCTTTGTACTTCTGGAGAAAATTTAATTACATGATTTTCAACCCACGCTGCAGAATTTTTATTAAATAACTTTTCATCAAAATATGAAGGCTTTTTATCTCCATATTCCCAATCAGGATCTTGAATTTTTATCTTTGCTTTAAAAGTTTCAGCTAAATTCTTTAAACATTTTTCACTTAATTCCTTGATATATTTTTCTATTAAAGGTTGAACCTTATCTTTTAGTTCATTTATATACTCATTACTACTATCACCAGAAAACAAAAGAGATTCTATTTCCCTTTCTATATCTTCATATACTTCAGAATCTTTCAAAGAACTCTTTATTTTGGATATATAATTACCTTTTTGTTTATTAAAGAAAATCATCATTGCTTTTTCAACATCTCTGGCAAACTGTTCTGCATCCTTTATCCATATTTTATTACCATTAACCTTTGCAAAATAATCATTTGTATCAGTGTCAAGTTTAGCTATAGCTTTTTTTAATCCATTTGAAAATGCCAATAGCACGTCACTCTTACTCATCTTTTAAAGCTCCTTCTACTGATATTTGAATATCTTTTAAAGCCTCAAGTATTTTATTTTCATCTGATTTCTGAACAGCATTTTGCAATTGTTGGGCTTGTTTTTGCAAATCCAGCTGCTTTAATGTTATTTGCAGTGGTTGATTAGCCCAATCACCCTCAAACTGATCAAATTCTTTTCCTAGAAGTTGTCCCATTTCATCCAGAACCATATTGGGAGTTGCTGCACCACATGTTATATAAGGATATAAAGCCCTTGCTATTTCTCCGTTATCTGTTATTCTCGGAGATTTAAAAATCATTGAAACATTTTTAATTTCTAGTTTTAATTTTAAAAGATTGTTAAGCTTAAATCCTAAATCTTCTCTTTCAGGTTGAAATACCTGTTCTTCTGTAAGCTGTCTTGCAGTATCTGCTGTAGCCCTGCTATAATCCTGACTTTCACCTGTATAAATAGGTGGCAGCCTATAAGCTGACCGTATATTAGTCCTGTTATTTTTACAATACTCTTGAAACAGTGCATCGTCTTGAAGTATTTCTGCCAATTTCTCAAATCTTATAGTAACTTTGTTAGCCTTTTCTTCTGTCCCTACTAATCCATCACCATCTTTAAATCCTTCAGCTTCAAGTATTAAATACCCATGCTGTGCATTCTCGCCCTTTGAATCTTTAAGCATATCTATAGATGTTTGTGTCAATTGACCATTTTCAACTACTACAGCTAAAGGTATATGTCTGCCATTATCAAAGTAATTATAGTTGAGTTCCTGAGCCTTTCTGGTGCCTTCAATATTTAATATATTTCCTAAATATCTAGGTAATCCATACTCTGTATAAGGACAGTAAATATTGAAAAACATTATCGAGGTTGCTTTTCTTTCTTCTAGAATATCCTTGCCATATTCACCAGTATTGCAATCCATATCTCGTGGGTCCCCAAATTCTTTGAAATAAACGGTATTGATTCCTCTTATCTGGACGAACTTTCTAAACTTCTTTTTCCTCTTTATAGTCACTTCTTTTCCGTCTTCATCAGTTATAATTACATCAATATCAACCAAAGTATCTTCTCTTTTGCAGATTCTTACAGTATGCCCTGGTATATGTTCAAATCCTGCAGGATTACCTAATACATCTGGTATAACTTCAATAGCTCCCCATCCAAGCTTCTCCCTATCATCAATAACCTTCTTCATGATTTCAACAAAGGATTCATCAAAATTACAATACTTAAAGAAATTGTCATATTTATTCCACTCTAAATCCAATACTTTCTTGATTGCTTCATCCGATTTATCATAATCAATATCATATTTAAAACTATATCCAAAACCTACTATATTAGTTTTATAAGCATCAATGCACTGCTGTAGTATATCACTTTGCTCTGGTAGTCTTATTAGAAGTTCAGGATCATAGAGTGGAGCTATAACCCCATTGTTATACAGCCCTGTAAAAGGATCTTTGTCTATCTGTCTACTTTGCCCTAATGCATCATTTACAACTATTTTTTTTACTACCACCCTATTATTCATATTTTACCGGCTCTACCCCCTCTCCTTCTTTCATTAGCATTTTCTCTCACTGGCAAACAAGCAAGTGTAACTGTATCTGCCCTATCGGGACTTTTCAATCCCCTGTCTTTCATTTCTTTTTTAGATTCAAGTCTTATTTTCCCACTAGAATGATAAATATATTTTCTGCAGGATAGCTGACCTACTAGATCATCATCATTTGGAAGTATGAGTTCACACTTTCTTCCTTCTGAAGTATCAATTAAATCTCTTATTACACTCCAGAGATACGTTGTTATATCATAGTAAAATTTATGGTGTATAGATTGAGCCATATTAACCGGATATACTTCTATCCAACTGATATTCTTATCTCTTATTACTTCCCTAACTCTATCAGTTACTCCACCGCCTAGACCTGTATCATCAATTTTTACTTTTATCTTGCCTCCATGCATAAAGAATCCAGGATACTTTTCTTTTAAACTGGTACATGAAAAAAGAACATCACCTGATGTTCTCATAAGATCCTGTCCTCTTCTGATTTTTAATGGCAAAATTTTATTATTCACCTTATGAGCTATTACAGTATCATCATCTCCGAATCTAGCAACATCCACACCTATATCAATGCTTTGTATTTCACATTCAATATACTCTGTCATTATGGACTGTTCTATAAACTCAAGAGGTATAAATACATCATCCTCTTGCTTAGGAAAATCTCCATCAACCCTCACTCTTACAACATTGGAATCTTCCCCATACTTTCTGATAAGTGATTTTATGTTATTCTTATTGGTCCTTTTGACATCTCTTGCATTAACTTTAATAGTATAATAATCAATTTTATCTTTATAAAAAGCATCATGGAATACTCCAGTCGTCTTTGTCGGATTGCCCAAAAGAAGTAATCTATTATCTTCATGGCCTAATGTACCAAGTATCGCCTCCAATATTTTATCTTCTACACCAGAAGCTTCATCAACAACAAAGAGCATATATTGTTCATGATAACCCTGCATATTTTCAGGTCTTGTAGCAGTTTTAGCAGTTGCATACCATACAGCTTCATAACCACTCATTTCTACTCTGGTTTTCTTCCATATAATTTTCCCATCAAGTATAGTCCCCGTGAGCCATTTACTTATTTCTGCCCAAAGTACATCATGCAATTGTTGTTTGGTAGGAGCTGTGGCAATTATTCGTGAATAAGGATGCATAGCTATATACCAAATCATCAAGCATGCAGTTAAAGCACTTTTCCCAACGCCCTGTCCAGAACGTATGGCTGTCTTAAGATTATCCCTAACGCTTTCTGCAGCTTTGCCCTGCCAAGTATCAGGAGAAAAGTTGAGTATGTCCTCAAAGAAGCCTATAGGATCATCATAATAGGTGTCAACTACATTTGCCCAAAAATTATTATCCATTTTCAGTATCATTCCGTTTACTCATTTTTTTAAGCACTGCATCAGCTAAAGCATTTTGTTTATCCTTATCAGGATTTTTAACCTTCTCAATCTCAACCCTAAGTTTTTCCCCTTGGAGTTTCTTATACTCCAATTCAAGGTTTGTCTTCTCTTCATCAGATAACAGATTACT